GGTGGTTCGGCGACCGAAAACCAACTAGGTTCCACGGTGGTTGACGGTTGACTTTCAGAGGGTGACAGGTGAGCACGGCGGTTGACACTCCCGGATCGGGCTCGTTCGCGGACTACGCCAAGCATCGAGGCGTCAGTCGGAACGCGGTCTCGAAAGCCCTGAAGAAGGGCTGGCTCGCCGAGGCGCTCGGCGACCGGGGCGGGCGACCGTTCGTCCGGGACTTCGCCGCGGCGGATCGGTCCTGGGACGCGCATTCCGACAAGACCCGGGCCTCGATCCGGGAGAAGGAGCGGCCGGACTCGAGCGCGGCTCTGCCGGATGCTGACCGCACGCGTGGTCCAGAGGTGCACGTCGTCGAGCCTGAGGAGCAGCCTCCGGTCCTGTCGCCGGCGATGTCGCTGACGGACGCGACGAAGGCCGACAAGTACTGGTCGGCGATGCGGAAGAAGCAGGAGTTCGAGAAGGCCTCCGGCGAGCTCGTGCACGCAGCCGATCGGGATCTCGCGGAAACGACCCGGATCGCGTTCGCGAAGACGAAGATCCTCGCCGTGCCGAGCCGGATCAAGGCGGGTCTGCCGCACTTGTCGCATTCGGACATCGCGACGATCGCCGGGCTGCTGCGAGAGGCGCTCGAGGAACTCGGCACGCCGTCGCCGCCCGCGAAGGGAGCGGCCGCGTGATCCCGGCGCTCGACTCTCCCGTGATGTCGGCCTGGCTGGCGCCGCGACGGTTGAAGCTCTCGGATTGGGCTGATGAGTTCTTCTACCTGTCCGCCGAGTCGGCCGCGGAGCCGGGACGCTGGAAGACGCTCCCGTACCAGCGCGGGCCGATGGACGCGATCACGGATCCGCTCGTCGAGTCGGTCGCCTTCATGAAGTCGGCGCGGGTCGGCTACACGAAGATGCTGAACGCGACGGTCGGGTACTACATGCACAACGATCCGTGTCCGATCATGATCGTCCAGCCGACGATCGAGGACGCGGAGGGGTATTCGAAGGAAGAGATCGCGCCGATGCTCCGGGACTGCCGGGCGCTGACGCCGCTCGTCTCGGATCCGAAGTCGAAGGACGGCGAGAACACGATCCTGCACAAGCTGTTCCCTGGCGGGTCGCTGTCGATGGTCGGGGCGAACAGCGCGCGCGGGTTCCGGCGCGTCTCGCGAAAGGTCGTCGGGTTCGACGAGACCGACGGGTATCCTCCATCGGCCGGCACGGAAGGCGATCAGATCAAGCTCGGCATCCGCCGGACGGAGTACTACTGGGACCGCAAGATCATTTACGGGAGCACGCCGACGATCGCCGGGCTGAGCCGGATCGAGCGGTTGTTTCAGGCGGGCGACCAGCGACGCTACTACGTGCCGTGTACGCAGTGCGGCGCGATGGACTATCTCACGTTTCGCCGCGAGACGACGGAAGACGGGGAGCCACGCGGGCATTTCATGCACTGGCCGAAGGATCAGCCGGCGCGCGCGCACTTCATCTGCCGGACCTGTGGCGGGGTTATCGATCACAAGGACAAGCGAGCGATCGTCGAGGCCGGCGAGTGGCGGGCGTCAGCCCCGTTCAACGGGCACGCGTCGTTCCATATCTGGGCGGCCTACAGTTACTCGCCGAATGCCACGTGGGGGCATCTCGCCGCGGAGTTCCTCGAGGCGAACGCGGGCGGACCCGAGCAACTGAAGACGTTCGTCAACACGGTCCTCGGCGAAACGTGGCAGGAGCGCGGCGAGGCGCCTGAATGGGAACGGCTCTATCACCGGCGCGAGGACTACGAGATCGGGACGTGTCCCGCGGGCGTGCTCTTCCTGACGGCCGGCGTCGACGTCCAGAAGACGCGGCTCGTGTACGAGGTCGTCGGCTGGGGGCGCGGGAAGCGGTCGTGGTCGGTCGACTACGGGATCCTCGAGGGCGACACGTCCGACGAGTCGGAGACGGGCCCGTGGTTCGACCTGAACGCGCTCCTCGCGCGGTCGTATCAGTCGGCGCTCGGCGTCATGCTGCCGATCCTCCGGCTCGCGGTCGATTCCGGCTTCAACACGCAGGTCGTCTACAACTGGGCGCGACAGCATCCGCTCTCGCGGGTCATCGCTGTGAAGGGCGTCGACACCGGGAGCGTGCTCATCGGGACGCCGTCCGTCGTCGACGTGTCGGCGAAGGGCCAGAAGTTGAAGCGGGGGTATCGGGTCTGGCCGGTCGTCGGGAGCATCGCGAAGTCGGAGCTCTACGGCTGGCTCAAACTGGGCCGCCCGACGGACGAAGCGCGCGAGGTCGGCGCGACCGAGCCTCCCGGGTTCTGTGCGTTCCCGATGCACGGTGAGGACTACTTCAAGCAACTGACGGCGGAACAACTTGTGAAGCGGTCGACCCGCACCGGGTTCGTCAAGCTGACCTGGGAGCCGATCCCGGGCCGCGAGAACCACGTGCTCGACTGCCGGGTGTATGCACGGGCGGCCGCGGCGGTCGTCGGGATCGATCGGTTCCAGGAGTCGGACTGGCGGAAGCTCGAGGCCGGCGCGGGCGGCGTGCAGCCGACCGTCCGTCAGGGGCAACCGACGCCGCGTCCGGCGACGCGGGACACGGCGCCGACCTCGGCGCGGGCGACACCAGGGAAAACGCAGGGCTGGCTCGGCGGCGGTCGTGGGTCGTGGCTGAAGGGACGGTAAGGCGATGGCATTCACAGCGGAAGACGTCGAGGCGCTCGAGCGGGCGATCGCGGACGGGCGCGGGGCGAAGACGATGACGTTCGGCGATCAGTCGGTCACGTTCAACTCGATCGCGGACATGCTCGCCCTCCGCGACAAGATGCTCGGCATCGTGGCGGCTGAAGAAGCGGCGGCGACCGGCACGAGCCGGACCCGGTTCGCGGCGACGAGTAAAGGCGTATGACACCGGCAACTTGGATCGACCGAGCGATCGGCTACCTCTCGCCGCGCCGCGGGCTCCAGCGGATGCGCGCGCGAGTGGCAACCGATCTGCTTGCACGGCATTACGAAGCGGCCTCGACAGGACGGAGGACGCAGGGCTGGCGCCGGACGTCGGGCGATGCCAATGCCGTGATGGGGTCGAGCCTTGCGTCGCTCCGGGATCATGCGCGGGACCTCGTGCGGAACAACCCGCACGCGAGCCGAGCCGTCGGGACGATCGCGAACCAGACCGTCGGCTGGGGGATCGTGGCGAAGCCATCGGAACCGAACCGCGCCGCGGCCGAGGCCTGGAAAGCCTGGGCGCTCACGACGGCGTGCGACGCGGACGGGCGTCATGACATCTACGGGCTCCAGAAGCTCGTCATGCGGTCGATCGCGGAGTCGGGCGAGGTGCTCGTCCGTCGTCGCTGGCGGCTCCCGGAGGACGGGCTCCCGCTCCCGATGCAGTTACAACTCCTCGAGCCGGACTACATCGACACGTCGAAGACGGGGATTAAGCTCCCGAACGGCGGCCGCATCATTCACGGCGTCGAGTTCGACGCGCTCGGGAAGCGGGTCGCCTATTGGCTCTTCCCGGAGCATCCCGGATCGGCGCTCTCGATGTTTGCCTCCGGCAGTCTCAGCGGGAGTTCGGTCCGGGTCAGGGCCGAGAACATCCTGCACGTGTTCCACCAGGATCGGATCGGTCAGGTGCGCGCGGCGTCCTGGCTCGCGCCGATCATTCTGACCCTGAAGGATCACGACGAGTATGCCGACGCGCAGTTGATGAAGCAGAAGATCGCGGCGTGTCTCGCGGTCCTGACCAGCGACGCGGACAGCGCAGGAACGGCGCTCGGAACGGTCGCCGATACGGACGCCTCGCCGCAGATCGACAGCCTCGAGCCGGGGATGATCCTGAACGTTCCCGCGGGCCGGACGATCGAGGTCGTGCAGCCTCCGAGCGTGAACGAGTTCTCGGACTATTCGGAGGTCACGCTCCGGACGATCGCGGCCGGGATCGGCGTCACGTACGAAGACCTTACGGGCTGCTACACGGATCTCCCGTTCTCGGCGGCGCGCATGTCGCGGATGGCGCATCACGCGCGGGTCGATGACTGGCGCTGGCGGACGCTGATCCCGCAGTTCTGCGATCCGGTGTGGGGCTGGGCGATGGAAGCGGCGGCGATCATGTCGCTCGTCAAGGGTGAGGCGCCAGGCGCGACGTGGACGCCTCCACCGGTTCCCTATATCGACCCGGAGAAGGAAGGGCTCGCGTTCCAGCGGAACATCCGCGGCGGGGCGCAGACGTGGTCGGAGTCGGTCCGCGAGCGCGGGTACGACCCGGATGAAGTCCTCGCCGAGATGGTGTCGGATAACACGAAGTTCGACGAGCTCGGGATCGTGCTCGACAGCGATCCACGGAAGACGAGCCAGGCCGGACTGACGCAGGCGCGGCCGAGCGGGACCGTGTACCCGCCGACGGGGGCGCCGCCGAAGACCGCGGCCGAGACGCCGCTCAGCGGGGCGACGCAGACGCCGAGCGCAAAGGAGACCGATGATGGCAGCGACGGCAATTGAGAACGCGGAGCGCGACCTGACGGTGCAGAACCGCGAGGCGAAGACCGCGAAGAAGGTCGGGCCGGACGCCGAGGAGCGGCTGCACGAGATCCGCCGGCGGATCAAGGCCGGGCTGAACGTGGTCGGGACCGACCCTCGACCGAAGGACGCGCCGATCTGCAAAGAGTGCTTCCAACGCGGATGGATGGCCGCGCTCCGGGCGCTCGAGGAGTAATGGACTTTCTCCGAGCCTCCGGCGTCGACCCGGAGATCGTTCCGGCGCATCTCCTCCCGACACGGCAGCGGGTCGTCCTCGAGGCGATCCACGAATATACCGCCGTGACGGGAGAGCCCTGCCCGGGGCGGTATCTAGCGCGGCGCCTCAACTTGCATTTGACTACGGTTCAAGATCACCTGATCACGCTCCATCGTAAGGGCTGGCTCCGTTCTCCGAACGCTCCGGCCTTCCTCCGTCGCACGCTCCGCTGACCCCCGTCACAATGACGGCCCGTCAAGTTGACGGGTTCACAACTCTCGCCGCAGGTTCGACCATGAACCTGTGAAGTCTCAGACTGTCGACGTCTCGCCGCTCTGCATCCGCGCTGATGTCGCGGCTGTGAGCGACGAGAACCGGACGGTCGAGCTAATTTTCAGCACGGGCGCGGCGGTCGAGCGGTTCGACTGGTCGACCGGTCAGAGATACCTCGAAAAGCTCTCGCTGAAGGCCGAGCACATCAAGCTCGATCGCCTGAACAGTGGGGGCGCTCCGCTCCTTGATTCGCATTCGGCCTGGAGCCTCTCCGATCAGATCGGCGTCGTCGAGCCGGACAGTGTGCGCCTGACCGCGAAGGAAGCGCGCGCGACCGTGCGTTTCTCGAAGCGCGCCGAGGTCGAGCCGATCTGGCAGGACGTTCGCGACGGGATCATCAAGAACGTCTCGATCGGCTACCGGGTCTACAAGTTCGAAGAAGAGAAGGCCAGCGGCAACCGGCTCGCGGTACGGACCGCGGTGGAATGGGAGCCGTTCGAAGTCTCAATGGTCACGATGCCGGCCGACGCCGGCGCACGCGTCAGATCCGGCGACAAGTCCAATACCAATAGCTGCGTGATCGTCACGCACCAGGAGACGAAGATGTCCGACGAAATCCGCTCCTCCGAAACCATCGTGGAGCAGAATCCTCTCATCCCGGCGACGCCCGCGACGACCCCGGCGCCGGAGCCGAACGAGCAGGACGCCGCGCGCGACGCCGAGCGATCGCGTATTCAGGGCATCATCGCCGGCTGCCGTGCGGCGCGACTCCCGCAGTCCTACGCCGACCGGCTCATCGCCGACGGCGTGACCCTGGTCGACGCGCAGACGCGCATCCTCCAGGAGCTCGCGGCGCGCGGCAACCAGAACAACGGCCCGACGTCGACGCCGACGGGTTCGCGCGACCTCATCGTCGGCGAAGACCCGCTCGTGCATGTCCGGGCGGGCGTCGAGAACGCGCTCCTCCACCGGATGCATCCCTACGTCCCGGCCTCCGGGAAGCTCGCCGCGCGCGGCTTCCAGTTGACCGAGGAAGGCCGCCAGTACCGCGGGATGACCCTGCTCGATGTCGCGAAGGCGTATCTCTCGGCGCGCGGGATCCGCGTCACCGGCCTGTCGAAGATCGACGTCGCCGGCGTCGCGCTCGGTCTGCGCGGCGGCCACCACACGACCTCGGACTTCGCGAACCTCCTCGCCGATCTGCCGAACAAGATCCTCCGTCAGGCCTACCTCGAGGCGCCGCAGACGTTCGGCCCGATCGTCCGCATGATGACCCTCGCGGACTTCAAGAAGTCGCGCCTCCTGCAGCTCGGCGAAGCGCCCGCGCTCCTCGAGGTCGGCGAGCACGGCGAGTACACCGACGGGACCATCGGCGAGAGCAAGGAAGAGATCCAGCTCAAGACCTACGGCCGGAAGTTCTCGATCACGCGTCAGGCGCTCGTGAACGACGACACGGATGCTTTCTCGCGCGTCCCGATGGCGTTCGGCCGCCAGGCGCGGAACAAGGAAAGCGATCTGGTCTGGACCGAGATCACGGCCAACGCGGCGATGGGCGACGGCGTGACGCTGTTCCATTCGACGCACGCGAACCTCTCGGGCACGTCGGACGCGATCGCGGTCGCCTCGATCGGTGCCGGCCGGACGGCGATGCGCCGGCAGACCGGGATCGACGCCGTGACGCTGATGAACCTCGAGCCGAAGACGCTCATCGTCCCGGCGACGAAGGAAACGCTCGCGGATCAGTTCGTGAGCACGGCGCTCCTCGCGAGCCAGTCGAGCAACGTGAACCCGTTCGGCGGGAAGCTGGCGGTCGTCGCCGAGCCGCGCCTCGACGTGAACAGCACGGTCTCTTGGTATCTGGCGGCGTCGCCGGATCAGATCGACATCATCGTGCTCGCGACGCTCGAGGGTGAGAGCGGACCGCGCGTCGACAGCCGGATCGGCTTCGATGTCGACGGCGTGGAAATCAAGATCAGCCACGACATCGCGGCGAAGGTCGTCGACTTCCGCGGTCTCTGGAAGAACCCCGGCGCGTAAGCGGCGGCGAGGTCGGCAGCACAGGGAGACAGACATGAAGACCTTCGTCCAGGACAGTCACCAGTTGACGTTGACGCCGACGGCGGACGTCAACAGCGGGATCGGGTTTCTCTTCGGCGCTGGGCTCTTCGGCGTCGCCGTCACGGATGCGAAGAACGGCATCGCGTCGGCCTTCAGGATCGAGGGCATCGTGACGATCGCGAAGACCTCGGCGCTCGCGATCTCGGTCGGGGATCGGCTGTTCTGGGATCCAGGCAACAAGGTCGTGAACAAGACCTCCGCGGGTCAGCAGCAGGTCGGCGTCGCGGTCGAAGCGGCAGGCAACCCGAGCCCGACGGTCAAGATGAAGATCGGCGGCTATCTGCCGGTCGCCACGTAACAGCATTCGCATCGTCTCAGAGGCGACATGAAGAATTACGTACAGCCCGGAGAAAACCTCGACCTGACCGCGCCCGCTGGCGGGGTGACGAGCGGCGTCGGCGTGCTCATCGGCCGGATCTTCTCGATCGCGACGGCGACGGTCTCGGCGACGTTCGCGTTCGTCGGGAGCGTCTGGGGTGTCGCGTCCGTCGCGAAGACGAGCGCGCAGGCGTGGGTCGCCGGCGAGCCGATCTATTGGGACAACGCGAACGCGCGCGCCGACAACGTCGTGACGGCGGGCTTCCGCCGGATCGGCGTGGCGGTCGCGAGCGCGGCGAACCCGTCCTCGACCGGGAAGGTGCGGCTCGACGGGGCGATCGGTCCGATCCAGGGCGAGCAGCTCCCGGCGCAGACGTCGATCACGACCGCGGGCAACGTGACGTACACCGCGGCGCAGATCCTTGGCGGGATCATCAACCGCGATCCGAACGGCGGCTCACGGTCCGACACGCTCCCGACGGCGGCGCTCCTGGTCGCGGCGATTCCTGGCGCGAAGGTCGGCGACATTGTGCGCTGCCTCATCGTGAACGGCGCGGACGCGGCCGAGGTGATCACGGTCCTCGCCGGATCTGGTGGCACCTACGACGCGGCGCAGACGGCGGCGTCGCAGATCATCGGCCAGAACAACTCGAAGACGCTCACGCTCCGGCTGACGAACGTCACGGCGTCGTCCGAGGCGTACACGATTCACCTGTAAGTCGAGCGTCGAGGCGCTCTCGAAATGAACCTGTGGCCCTTGCGCGAATTGGTTCTCGACTTGAACCTCCTCGCGCATGGGGTCGCGGCGATCGTGACGCGGCCGGCTCCGAACAATACCCCCATCAACACCACCGGGATCTGGGGTCTGCCGCTCGAGGAGGGTCCGCCCTACGGGGCGGCGATCAAGCGGCGGGAGCCGAGACGTGTGTTCTACATCCCGCGCGAGGACGTGCCGACGCTGCCGAACGGAACGACGGTGCAGGCGCCTGAGAGCACGGGCGGGACGCCGGTGAACTGGAAGGTCGACGGGTATCTCGAAGCGGTCCGGCCGGGGTTCTGGTCGGCGCTCCTGGTGCAGTGATGGAGATCGTGATCAGCGGCGACGAGGCGCTCGAGGTCGACTTCAAGGAGAAGCCGCAGGAGGTCTCTCGTGCGCTGGTGCGTGCGCTGAACCGCGGGATCAATGCCGGCCGGACGTTCATGGTGCAGAACATCGCGAAGGATACCGGCCTGAAGTCGGGCGACGTCCGCGAGGCGATGCGGATGAAGGAGGCGACGCTCTCGAACCCGACGGCGACGCTCGGGACGTCGCTCAAGCGGATCCCGCTGATCAAGTTCGGCGCGAAGCAGACACGGCGCGGCGTCAGTTACAACCTCGGCGGCCGGAAGGTCATCCCGGGATCGTTCCTCGCGACGATGGGCAGTGGGCACCAGGGCGTCTTCACGCGCAAGCCCGGGCCTGGTCGGCGCGGGCCGCGGCCGATGCGGTCGCAGTTGCCGATCGTCGAGCTCTTCGGGCCGTCGCTCGGGCACGTGTTCGCGAAGTTCCGGGCGGGTGGTCTGCAACGGGCGCAACAGGTCTTCGTCGAGCGGTTCGACTCCGAGCTGAAGTTCGCATCGGGTGCGGCGGGCGGGGGCGATGCCTCCGGCTGACCCGATTGAATACCGGATCCTGATCAACCTGCAAGACGCCTTACAGACGATCACGGCCGGAGCGAATTACCACTACACGGTCACGTCGACGGCCGTGAAGCTGGATCCGAACTCGGATGTCGACGCGCTCATTGCGCCTGGCGGGACACGGCCGTTCGTGATCATCCAGGCGCTCGCGGAAACGTGGGAGTACCCGGAGAAGCCGAACGGATGCCGGATCGTGCTGCCGTTCCGGATCGTCTGGGTGCATGAGTCAGACATCACGGTCGACGAGCGCGGGGTGCAGACGTACTTCAAGGGGATCGCGGACGTCGAGCGGGCGATCGCGCAAGACCCCGGACGAAACGGGCTGGCGGTCGACACCTTGATTCGACAGCGGCAACGGTTCGAAGACGAGCAGCAACCGGGATCGCAGGTCGTCGCGATCGTGGATGTGATGATTCCGGTCCGCCGGACCTACGGACTGCCGAACGGATAGAGGGCGAGGACATGAAGGAACCGGCGATCTGTCAGCTCTCGGAAGTGATGGTGCGGACGACGACGAAAGGCCTCGCCATTGTGGCCGGCCAGACGGTCGACCTCGCGCTGGAGCTCGCGCCTGGGTTCACGCTGCGCGAGGCGCTCGGCAAGTACGTCGCGGGGTTCGTGCCGGTGGGGAAAGACGTGAAGGCATCCAGACGGCCGACGCCGGCTGTCGCTGAGGAGTAGACATGGCGGTTCAACTCGGTCGACAGGGGCAGCTCTACGTTGTTCCCGAAATCACGCAGGGCACGATCCCGGCGTTCGCTTCGGCCGATGCCGTGCGGCACATCAACTTCGGGATCACGTACGACCCGAAACAGCGACGCCATTCGCCGGAGAAGACCATCGGCCCGGGCCGGAACGTCCGGTTCGACAGCCGCGAGATCGCGGCGTGGAACCTCGAGTGCCTGATCCGGCCGAGTGGCGTGATCAACACGCTCCCGGAAGCGTCCGAAATCTTCGAGGCGGCCTTCGGCGCGAAGAGTAACGTCGTCCTGTCGACGACGGTCGCGTCGGGCGGAACGGTCAACGGCTGCACGCTGACGAGCGGTGCCGGCCTCGTCGCCGATCAGTCGGCGCTCCTGATCACCTGTCCGGACGGGAAGAAGCGCGTCCGGGTGGTCGACACGGTCGCCGGCGCGGTCGTGACGTGGACGCCCGCGCTCCCGGTCAGCCAGCAGCCGAGCAACGGCGCCGCGGTCAAGTCCTGCCTGACCTACTACCCGACGACGGTCCTGACGGCGACGCTCTCGATCGCCCACTACCTCAAGAAGATCGACCTCTCGGCCGGGCTGTCGCGCGTGATCAATATGGCGATGGTCGAGAAGTTCGCCTTCATGGCGGATGCGAACGAAGAGCCACGGTTCACGGCCAGCGGCCCGGGGCAGCGGCTCGGGACCGCGGCGGCGCAGCCGGGGTCGTTCACGACGGTCGGCGGCAACCCGCCGAACGGGACCGTCGGCGAGATCGCGATCGGGGCGACGGCGCTCGCGCCGAAGTTCCTGAAGCTTGCGATCGAGATGTCGAACGGTACCCGCCTCCGCAATGAGAGCTACGGCTTCTCGGCGCCGGAAGAAGGCTATCGGTCCGCCCGCCGTGATTGCACGGTCGCGCTCGACATGCGAGCGGAAGATCAAACGCAGTTGTACGACCTGGCGATCGCCGGGACGAACGTGCAGCTCGGGCAACAGACGGGCTTCACGGAAGGGAACATCGTGTACGTGCACTGCCCGAACGTGGAATTCAAAGTGCCGGACACGGACGACCCTGACGAAGAGGTCAACTGGCCGTTCAAGGGGATCGCGCTGGAGTCGGCGATCGGCCTGAATGACGAGTTTCGTCTCTGTTTGGCGTAGGTTTCTCTCGGGTCTCTCGGCGCTCGTCGCCGGCCTCCTCGTACTCTCCATGAGAACGAAGGCCGGCGCCCTCCTCGGGCGCTTCCTGGTGCGTGCGTGGCTCGTTCACTCAACCCAGGAGGCGTATGTCTGCAAAGCTCTCAATTCAGCCCTATCACCCGGCGCACGTGCTCATCGAGACGGCCTTCGTGCGGATCCGCGTCGCGCGGTTCACGCTCGAGCAATTCAAGGTGTTCAAGCGCGAGTTCGACCAGATCAACAGCGAAGCCCATAAGCGGGCGCTCCTCATCAGGACGCCGGGCGACGAGGAGCAGGTCGGCGACGACGGGAAGACGTTCGTCATCCCGGACGCCGAGATCATGCGGCGCCGGCTGGCAGAACTCGCGCCGGATGCGCGCCTCGCGTTCGACAAAGCCGAGCAGGCCGCAGAGGACTTCGCCGAGGGCTTCATTCGGCGGTCGCTGACCGACTACGTCACGGTCGAAGAGGGCGAGATCGAGATCACGGAGAACGGCGTCGCGCGCTGGCTCACGAAGGGCGCTGAGCTCGTCGAGTTCTTCGGCGCCCGGCAGGAGGTCTTGCGGAACGTGCTCGCCGAGGTCTACCTGCAAAACACGGCGAGCGACGCCCTAAAAAACGTCTGGCGGTCGCAGCTCGATTCCGGCGATTCCTCGCTCGAGCGCGACCCGGAAGCCAATGGAGCGAGACCGGAGCCTCCTGCCGAAAGTGTCAAGAGCGAGGGCTCTGCCGGCAGAGAAGCTGCGACGGCGTCGAACGGGGCGATCTCGTCTGGGTCGACGGCGACCTTGCACTGACGACCTGCCCGGTACGGGTGTTGACCGGCGAGGTGCTCGAGGCCTTCGAGTGGTTCGAGTGGACGCACGAGATCACGGTGAGCGGGTTCGGGGCGGCCTGGTGGTCGCTGGTGCGGTTGCCCGGTGAGGGGTCGATCGGGGCGCAGGACGCGCGGCTGATGGCGACGCTCGAGGCCGTTCGGGAGATCGAGAACGGTCTCCTCCGGGAGAAGTCGACGAAGGGCGACCCGGACGCCGAGCGAGAAGCCTGGCACGAGGAAGTGAAGAACCGAGACCGAGGATAGATGGCTGACGACCGAGAAATTCAGATTCGGATCACGGCGAAGAACCTGACCTCGGACGAGTTCGAGAAGGTTCGGAAGAACGTCGCCGCGGTCGCGAACGAGACGAAGACCTCGACGGATCGGATGTCCGGATGGGCGAACTCCGTCAAGGGTGCGGCCGGTCTGGTGGGGCTCACGTTCTCTGTCGGCGCCGTCGTCGAGTTCGGGAAGAAGGTATTCGACACGGCGAGCCAGATCCACGATATGGCGCTCAAGCTCGGCGTGTCTGCCGAGGCGGCGCAGGGGTTCAAGTTCGCCGCCGAGCAGGGGGGCTCGTCGATCGAGGCCGTCGGGAAAGCGATCACGAAGATGAACGGCCTTCTCGTGGAGGGCGACAAGGGCACGGTCAAGGCGCTCGAGAAGCTCGGGCTCAAGTTCTCCGACATCCGCGGGATGAAACCGGAGGACGCGTTCCTCGCGATCGCGGACGAGATCAAGAAGATCCCGGATCCGATGGAGCAGTCGCGGGTCGCGGTGGAACTCTTCGGGAAGACAGGCGCCGAACTCCTGCCGGCCATCAAGGAAGGGTTCCGGGAAGTCTCTGACGGCGCGTCGAAGATGTCGAACGACACGATCGACAGCCTCGAGGCGGCGCAGGACGCCTGGTCCTCGCTGTCGAACAGTGTCGTCATTGCGACCGGGACGATCATCGGGCACACGATCAGCGCGGCGAAGGAGATGACCTCGAGCGCGAGCGGGTTCGCGACGTGGGTCCAGAACGCGATCAAGCACGGACCGGCGGTCGCGTTCACGTTCGCCGACGCGGCGACGCAGGCGAAGAAGGCCGCGAAGGAACTGACCGAGGAGCAGAAGACCGGGATCCAACATCTGATCAAGATCGGCAATTCCGCGGAGGCCGTCTCGGAACTGTTCGGCGAGGCGTCCGAGGCGGCGCTGAAGTACGGCCGGTCGCTCTCGGAAGCCGCGAAGCCGACCGCGAAGACGAAGGAAGAGACCGAGGCGCTCGAGAAAGCTCAGAAGAAGGCGCAGCAGGCCGCCGAGCAACACGCGGCCGCGATCACGAGTCTGCGGGATTCGATGTTCGGGAACGGCGCGATCAAGGCAGCGAACGACCTGACGCAGGCGCTCGGCTCCGTGACGAACATCTCGAAGCTCAGTAAGGAGCAGCAGGCCGAGGTCAACGTCAAGATCGGCGAGGCGACTGAAGCCCTGACCCGGCTCGGGAAGAAAGCCCCGGAGACCTATCGCGCCTGGTTCGAGGCGACGGCGCCGGCCGCGGCCGAACTGAAGAAGCTCGACCTCGGGCTGATCAACCTGAAGGGGACAGTCGAGACCCTCCCGTCGCGGCCGATCCAGGAACTCTCCGAGCGGACGCTGTCGCTCGTCGAGAACCTGAAGCTCCTGCCGATCGGGAAGCGGGCGATCGATGGACTGGCTGACGCGACCGAGGAGTTCAGTCGCGAGGCGAAGGAGGCCGAGGAGCGGCAGAAACGCTGGAACGACGCCACGAAGGTGGCCGAGGAACGGTCGAAGAGGTTCGATCAGAGCATCGGCGAGCTCGCGTCGTCGCTGTCGAACCTCGCCAACATTGCCGGCGGGACGTTCGGCGGGATCGTTCGGGACATCGGCACGATGATCTCGGCGCTCGACACGGCCAAGAAGTCACAGAAGGCGTTCTCCGAAGGTCTGGGCGACTTCCGCTCGGGCGACACGCTGACCGGGATCCTCGGGATGGCGTCCGGGATCGGCGGGATCGCGTCCGCGGCGATCTCGGCGGGCAAAGCGATCTGGGGGATGTTCTCGAAGACGGAGTCGAAGAAGGTCAACGACCTCCGGGACGAGTTCCTCCTCACGTTCGGCGTGACCGGGACGCAGATCGGGAGCGGGTTCGCGACGCTCGCGGCGAAGCTCGCCGAGATGGGCCAGGCCGGCGTCGACGCCTTCGACCGGCTGGTCCGGGCGAAGAAACAGGC